CATGTTCGGGGTAACGGTGATGTTCTCTTCGGGAACGGCAGCCATGAACACCAGACCCTTGATACCGCGAGGGTTGTTGTTGGCGTCCAGAACGAGGCCACGGTTGGAAACCATCTGGTCACGCTGATACAGCATGGACAGTTCGTGGGCGTTCTTGATGTCGGTGAGGCCGTTGAAGAGCAGATCCAGGGCGTACTCGCGGGCGGTGCCGTTCTGGAAGTTGATCTTGGACAGAGCGTCGAGATAGTTGCGATAGTCATCGCTGTCCCAGAAGAAACGAGCCTTCTGGCAAGGGATGACACCCTCAGTCATCTCAAAGCCCTTGGTTCCGATAGGGATAACCTCGGAATCCTTGTCGGCATAAGTTGCCATGACCTTGAGTTTGTTGGACATGAGCAACTGCTTGAAGTCGAACGTGATGCTGGAATACGGATCCCAGGAGAACCCGTCAAGGTCCATATCCTGAGAGTTGCCGAAACCAACTACGTCAGTGATGTAGAGGTCGAAACTTTCGGCGGAAAGAATACCGGCCTCTCCCATGAGGGTGCGGAAACCCTGATTGTACTTGTGAGCCATAATTCTTTTCTCCTATTATTCGTTTTCGTACTCGAAGGTGATACCGGGCAGGTTGTCCTTGTAGAAGTCCAGCATCTCGGGGATGCGGTCGCCAAGGATCTGGCCCTTGGTCACAACGGCCACAGTGCCGGCGTAGGCACCGTCGTTGCTGACGTAGATTTCGCGCCAGGAGAGACCCGACGGCTTCTGGAGAGCGACATCGCTGCCGGCCTCTTTGGCCACATACAGTTTGTCACCCTTGGCGAGAGCGCCGAGAGAATTGGCGGTGATAGCGAAGGAACCAGTCTCGGGGTCATAGGCGCCGAGGGCAGCAGCCTTGGTAAGACCATTCTTGGCGGAGTTGAGGACACCCAGAATGAAGCCTTCCTCGGGGACTGCGTTGTTGGTTCCTTTCAGTTTGATGGAGGTGGAGCCGCTGGTTACAGCCTCCTGGACCTCATAGGAGTCCAGAAGAATGGCCTTACCACCCATCACAGGGAGGTAAACCGGAAGTGCGAGAGGAATCTGCGTGCCCTTGGGAAGACCGACAAGACTGACGGTGCCACCGACAAGTTTACGCTCTTTCACCTCGATCCACACGGGCATCCGTTCGGCAGGATACGCGGTTACGACCGGCTTGAAATGGACGTTTCCTAAATTGTTTCCCATTTTGTTGTGAAAGGTTACTGGTTAAAAACTACTGTTGCTCGGCAGGCTTGATGCCGTGACGAGCGTCCTGGCGGGCTTTCTCGGCCTTCCAGTCGGTCACGCCCTTCTCGGTGTTGTTCGGATCGGCCTCGAAAGGCTTGCTCGTATCAACGCCCAATTTGGACACGGCCTTGTTGAAATAGCCTTCTGCCTTCTGGGACAGTTCGTCGGCAGACATCTTACTGCCAGTCGCCTCGTTCAGTTCAGTCGCCCGTTCCCATGCCTCGTCGGCCTGATCTTTGTAATGCTTGGCGTAATCGCCACCAAAGAACTTGGCCCTGGCGGTTTCAAGAGCGTTCTTCGCTGCCTGATTCGACTCGAACCCATCAATCTTGTCCTGGAGAGGTTTGACGGCTGCTGCTACTGCGGCCTGGACGATGGAGGCGATGTCGCCTTTTCCAGAACCGCTGTCGCCGTGGCCGGAGCCACTGCCGCTGCCAGAACCGTCGCCGGAACCAGATTCCGGGTGTGCTGCCTTGTAAGCATCAAAAGCACTCTGCGTGGTGGTCCTCTTTGTGATTTCCTGGTCGCGATGCTTCATCAACTCGTCGGCAACGAGCCTCATGGTTTCGGCGTCCGTAAGGGCGGCTTCCACCTGGGACTCTTCGGTGATCGTCTTTTCTCTCGCTGAGGCAATCCGGTCAATAGCCTCGTTACTCAGCCCGAAACGCTTGATTTCAGATTTCGCCCTGAGTCCTTCTACGATTTTTTCTTTGAACATATATGTGTGATTTAGAAATGATATTCCGGTGCAAAAATAGGAGATTTTTTTGAAATCCACAAAGTTTGGCCCACTTTTTGCAAATAATCGCCCCTTTTTCGTATCTTTGCGGTGATGTTCCGACTTCTCCATACTGATGTACCCTTTCCCGCTCGATATGAACATGTTGAGCGGAAGAAGGCCACGGTCAGTGACAAAGGATGGGACAAAGTAGGCGATTTTATGCTTCGCGATGGCATCGACCTGATTCCTCAGGAGGGTCTCCAAGAGAACCTGTGCCATTGCGAGGCAAACCTTGTATTTATATGCGGGCAGGCGACTTCCGGCAAGACATTCGGCATGATGCTCAAGGGCCTCAACGGTGTCGGAAAGTACGGATATACCGGCCGTCTTATCAACGTTCGTAAACTGGACTCCGCCAAGGGTACGTCCATGCACCGTGACGCATCCTTCGTCTGGGGCGAGTTCTCTGGGTGCGAAATCACTACTGGAGAACTTCCCACCTTCGCGTGGCCTCGCTGGAACAACGCTATCCAGATGATCCACGCAAACTTCAACCCGGATAATCCAAAGGAGTGGGACGAGTTCCAGGAGTACATCAAGAAGCAGCAGGCGGCCTATATCGCGATCGACGAAGCCACAGCCATCGAGCAGTTCAGAATGTTCGCCTACATGTTCTCCCGTAACCGTGACGCATCCGGAGTTGAGCCGATGATGGTTCTTTCCTTCAACCCGAAGTATGCGCACTGGACAACGGATTTCCTTATCACTGGCGGTTACATCAATCCAGAGACCTGGTACATTCGCCCGGAAATGGACGGCAAGAAGCGCTACTTCTATATCAAAGGTAACGATGCCACCAAGGTCGTCTGGGGAGACACGAAGGAAGAGGTTGTCCAAGCGGCTCACATCAAGATCAGCGATGAAGACCGCGCTGCTGGCCTCACCGAAATGGATATGGTCAAGTCCTTCATCCTCTTCACAGGTTCGGCTGCTGGAAACCGCAAACTCGTGGCGGCCACCAAGGGCCAGTCCGTTGCGAACCTTCACAACGTCGGCGCCGAGCAGCGTGCCGTTCTGGCTGAGGCTTACTTCGGCCCGACAGAAGACGAAGACGTAGGCGTCGCCGATGCAGACTTCCGCGCCATGTCGTCCAACCCCAGGAACGATGACGAGAACATGTATGCCACGATGGATGTATCCGGCGGTAAACTCAAGAGCGATGATAACCTCATGCTCATCTTTAGAGGAAACTGCTGGGTCGGCGTTGAGGCGTTCCGTGGAGATCCGAAGGAACTTTTGGACTGGATTGACGAGAAGTTAGAGCACTGGGGCGTTCCGAAGCAGAACTTCGCCTTCGACGCTACCGGCATCGGTTATTACCTCACAGCCTTCAAGGAGGGTATTCCTATCACCCCGAACAAGACGCCGATGCAGGAGTACGATGAGCAGGGAAATGCCGTGACCATCGAGCAGTATTTCAACCTTCGCTCGCAACTCCTGGCAAAGACCGAAGTCCTGTTCAAGACCGGATTCTATTGCACCACCCTGGACCTCAACATGCAGATTCCTTACGGAAAGAAGGGTGGCAAGCGCCGCATCATTGATATCCTCTACAACGAGAAAAATGTGTTCATCAAGGGCCAGAAGAACAAGAAGATTCTCTATCGGAGCAAGGATGAGTACATCGCACGCTTCCACGAATCACCTGGCCTCATGGACCCGTTCACATACCGCGCTGTCTTTGAACTGGACGCAAGACCAAAGAAGCAGCCAGAGAGGGAGATCGGCGAATCTGCATACACTGGACTATTTCAAGATTATGGCGGAGGACGCTCCGTCGTATGGCTTTAATTCTTCATAGCTATGAAAGTATCTGATTACATCAACGATTCAAAGAAGCGGCTCTGGACTCGCCGCGTACTTCCGTCGATGGTTCAGGCCCCCAATCAGAAGGGAAGCAACAAACGCCGCAGGGTGGCGCCCCCCGCAGGGTCGTACATCTACCTGCGGCAGGAAGACTTCCTCAATGAGTTGACGCCTGGCGCCCACGACATCAACTCGAAGTACATGTCCAAGCGCCCGATCTACAAGGACTCGGGCGAAAAAAACGCCAAAGGCCAGACCAAATGGGTGCTGGTCGGATACGATGACGTGGAGACGGTCGCTCTCGGCATCCAGGAGTGCATCATCGGAAAGAAGATTTCACACTTCGCCGGCGATGGGTTCTGGATTTCCAACGAGACGGAAGACAAGGCCAGGTACGACAAACTCATCTCCTGGATGGATATGGCGGGCATCAGCCATGCCGCATGGCTCCAGCTGGTCCGTTCCGTTTTCCGCACCGGCGATGGCGCAATCTACCTCTACCGCACGGAAGAAGGCATCGAGTACAAGGTGTTCGGCTACGAGGAAGGTTCCGTCCTGTACCCCAAGACCGATATCAACGGGAAGACAACTGTCGCCCGCAAGTACACCTTCGACGGCCACGCCACTGTTGACATCTTCACCGGTGACGGCTCTGAGACCTGGATGATGATCGACGAAAAGGATGATGACTTCCGCGATTATGTCAAGGAAGACACCACCAAGAGCGAAGACGGATGGTATCTTGTCAAGAAGTCCGAGCCGCAGGCAGGAAAGGGACGCTGCCAGTGCATCTACTTCCGCATCGACGATATCCCCACTGGCCCTGCCCAGTTGTCCATTGAGGCCCTGGAAGATGCCTG